TCACTTGCAGGCGTCGTACACCATGTCATCCAGCCGGCGCGACATTTCAAACGTGCGTCGATGGCCGACCGCATCGAGCGCCCTTTGCCGCTCACGCTTGGCGTTTTCGCAGCGTCGCTGATCACGCGACATGCCGATAGCCGCACCCGTGGCCTGACGCTGCGTGTAGTACGCAGGTACCGAATTGGCTGCGCGCAGCTGCCGCCTTATCGCGTCAAGCCGTGCTTGATTCGCGTAGTCAACCTGCTCCGGCTTAGCGTCCCAGGCCTTAACGGCCTGTCCGGGCAAGCATGGTTCCGATTGATATGTCACCTGCTTACCAGCGACACATTTGAACACCTGCTGCGCTTGACTAGGCGCAGCGATAGCTAAGGCCAACAACAATACGAATCTAGCGTCCATGCACTTCCCCCTGTACAGGGCAATGATAGCGCGACAACTACATGTCGAGCGTGGTCGGACCGGTATAGGTGGCAGTCGAGTACGCTTTAGATTCCGGGAACGTACCTAACGCCCTCGTTGCGCGCTCAATGGTCACTCCGGAGGTGCCGGGGTCTCTGGCAGTGCTCTGTGCGCTGGCGCGCACACCCGCACCGCCGCCGACCCCTCCCGCCTCGGCCGTGTTGTACGTGCGCGCTTCTGGCTCACGCACATTCGGCTGACGCGGCCATGCGGTAGCAACCTGCACAATGTCACCGGCCTTGAGCCGCACTCCGTAGCTGGCGACGGTCACTTCCATGCCCAAATCGCGCAGCTGATCGAGGTCGAGCATCTGCACCGAGTTGTTACCGGTATCGATCCACTCCACCCAGGCGCGCGTTTCTTCGCCCACCTTAGCCATTGCAGCAAGCCGCAACCGCCCCAGCTCGGCCAGGTCGACCACAAAGCGCTGTTCCGGGTTGAGCTTGTCTTTCGGGTCCGGCTTTGGTGGCGGCACTGCCGGTGCTGTAGCCGCGCCAGGAAGCGGCACCGCCTGCCCCGGCTTGAAGGTCTGCCCAATAACCGAGGGCACCGGCTGTGACGCGCCTGGCGCAGTCTGAGCGTGGCCTACACGGCCATCCTTGAACATATGCTCAGGCTCCCGGAAGAACCGCAGCACCCACCAGCCGGCCAGGCCGAACACGACCAGCGCGACGACCAGGCCACCGGCCACCAGCGGCCACACGGTCTTGCTGCCTTCCTTGTACACCTCTGTGTTGGTCGAGCCAGGCGCATAACCGTGATACAGCGGAAAAATGGCCTTGTCGTACTTCTCCACCTTGCTGCCGATCTTCTGGAACTTACCGGCTGCGATGCTGTGGTTGTACGTGACGCGATAGCGGCCATCCATGCCGAACGCGCTGAGCTTCTGAAAACTGTGCTTGCGCTCAATGCGACCGCGCACGGCCTCATGCAGCCGCTTGAACATCTGCGTCATGATCACGCCGTCGCCACCGTTCTGGCCGAGCAGCGCAAAAAACTGTTCTGTCGCCGGGTCAAGCGGCTGGCGCGACTCCACGTAGAACTCGTGGATCTCATCGATCACCACGAGCGCATCCTTAAAGTGATCCTCGATCACCCAGCGCTTGGTTTCCTTGTCCTGCCGCGCCTTGAACGTCTCCACCACGTCCTTCGTTTCGACGTGATGCAGGAATTTTTCGATGTGGCTCTCTGGCAATTCCAGATAGGTCGCGATGGCCTTGCGGCAACCGGCATCTTCCAGCCCGTTGAGGCGTGCCCACACATGCCGGCCACGCTTGAGACTCGGCAATACGTGGTTCTTGATGCAGTCATACGACTTGCCGGAACGCGGCACACCTTCATTGAAAACGAACATTGGTCACCAGATCCCGAGGGTCAAAATGCGACGGATGATGTAGAACACACATGCCGATGCGATCACGGCCATGCACTTGTCAATCTGCAATACCGTGATCCACCAGCCGATCGTGGCGCCTGCGCTGCCGAACAACGATTGCAGATTGGCGCCGCTGAGAAATGTCGGCTCCGGCAGCATAGAAAACACCATGAGCACCATGTCTAGCGTGTGCTTAAGCCACACCAAGAACAGATCGCCCATGAACTCTGCGAACGCATCCCATAGCGCTTTCAACGCGCCGAGTAGCCATGTAGTGAAGTCGGTCAGCCATCCAGCTTTTAAGATCGAATTGAACATGTCAGGTCACCGAAATGCGAATGGCGAAATAGGCCACGATGGCGAACAACACCCAGCCCATCGCAAGCAACGCGTTGTAGACCGTGCCCGAGCAATGGGCGTCAAACGTTAGGCTCGGGGTCCACTGCGTCGCACCAAGCGCGAACACCGGACACGAACCGCCGCCCTGCACCATCATGAAACTCCGCACCGAATTGAGCATGGGCGTGTTGCTCACCTTGCCGTAGTACTCAGACACCATGCCGCCTAGCGTTAAGTTGGTGCCGCCATACAGCTCGCCAGGGCCAGCGCCTGGACCGCCCGGATCGTTGCCGCCGTCATCGTCACCGCCGCCATCACCATCGCCGCCACCCTCGCCTGTTCCAGGCCCTGTACCAGGACCGGTGCCAGGCCCGCCGCCCTGATTACCGTAGTTCGAATTGAAGGTGGTGGTGTTGTAGTTCTTGACTTCGCCGTTGTTATTGATAGTGGTCGTACTCTGACCCGTGACCGTCCAATCACCACCGTTTTTCGGAGGATCGCGCGGCGCGTTGATGTTGACATTCTCCGGCGACTTCGTTGCTGCCTCGTTGCCATTGGGAGAGGTCTTTACTCCGGCCTCGGTCGCACCCCAGCAGAACGTCGCACCTGTCGATGACTGCGCACAGTTCTTACCATCCTTGCGCAAGCACTGAGTCAAAGTGCCCTGTTTTACGCACTCCTGCTCATTCGCAGATGGCCGCCCAATTTGATCAGTCGTACAGAAACCGCCTTCAGCAGCCCAGCCTGTGCTAGTGGTCAACGTAACATCACCGACACCGGCCTTCATTGTCGTGGTGCCAGTCGTCGGCACATATCTACAGCCATTGTGGCAAGTCGCAAGCTGCCCACCAGAACCAATGACCGCAATTGCATTGCCCAAGCCTCCCTCACGCTTCGTGCAGTCCTTACCGGTCACGTAGAAGCGCTGACCGTTGCAATCATTTTGACCGTTGGTGCTAAAGCCATAGGAATTGTTCGAATAGCAATCCCAAATAACGGTAGGCGCGGTCAAGCCATTAGCGCGCTGATATGCAAGCTGTGCAGCAGTCGCGGAATATGCGTCACCCTGGTCGCACTGGTCGGAGACACTCATGCAATCAGTACGCCCAGCACCATACACACACCACGATGCGGCCATTAAAAGAAGCAACACGCAAAACCGCATCATCGGTCAATCCCCTTGACGATGGCCCACCCACACGTAATGCCCAACAGGCCGAAAAATAGACACACCAACATGGCTCACCCCCTCAAAAGAAGAAGGGGCGCAATGCGCCCCGTCCCCCTGCCCCGTTGCTTACTTGCCGAACATGCCGGCCAGTCGCTTGCCGCCCCAGATGGCAAAGCCAACCGTTGCGATCAATGCACAGGCAGCGATTGCAGCTGCGACGATGGTTGCCGCGTCCAGACCAGTCGTGATTCCACCAAAATCCATGTTGCTCTCCTCATTGATTAGGGCCGGGTGTCATGAAAAATGTTCGCGACCGACCCGGCTAAGCGGCACGCGACATAGAGAAAAACGATCAGCGACAACGTGCCCGCGAACCAGCCGAGGGCGACTTCTTTATCAGGCATTTGAAACACTTGCTGCACGACCTCGTAGACGCCGTGCTCTGCGCTGCTCACCAGCACGTAACCACTGCATTCGGCCACCGGTTGCCCGGTGGGGATCAAGGTGCCGTCAGGCTGCAGGGCGACGCACATGGACATGATTAGGCGGCCGCGCGTGCGGGTTTGGCAGCACGCAACACGTGGAACTTGCTGTAGTTGATGGCACCCTTGTTCACAGTCACCATCGCTTCCAAATCGAGCTCGTACTCACCAGGCTGATAGGCGGCCTGACCCTTATCGAGGCGCACGTCAAGCGGATACGCGAAGCCGCCAGCCTCCAATTTCGCTTTCTGCTTGCGCGTGGTGTATTCCCGGTCCTTGCCCTCGTCGTCCTTGAACGTGCCGCCACGCTCATCAACTTCGGCGCTCAACACGGTGACTTTGATTCCGCTCATGGTGTTACCCCTTCTAAGGTTTGATTGACGCCCGCGATTTCGGGCCATTGCTTGGCTACTTCTTCTGTTGCCCACGTCGGTAGCCGATGCGACGCGCAGGTACTGATAACGGCATGCGCAGCTTCTGGAGTTGAGCAATGCCGCAAAATGAAATTGATGGTTGCGCCGTACTGGCGCTTGATGTGGCGACGCGCACTTTTCCAAGTGGCATCGACAGCCGCTTTGGTGATATCCATCCGCAGCGCCACGCAGTTGAGGAAGTGCAGCACCGGGTACGCGCCGAGCAAATAGCCGGCCGGATCACGGAGAATGTCTAGCGACAGATCCTTGCGGTTGGACGCCTTGAATTGCGCCTCGTAGCGCACCCACGGCGATTCCTTGTCACCCTGTTCCCTACCCTTCTCATACACGCGCAGCTGCTTTTCGGACTTCTTAGTGCCGACATACAGCGTCTTGCCGTCGCCGCTGTCGTAGTCGTCGATCAGCTGCGCCTTGGGGCGCTGACCACGGTTGTCGAACTCGCCGCTGGAATACCACGTCTGCGCGAGTTTCAGCGGGTATTTGCCCAGCAGATCATCGGCCGCAGTGTCCACACGGGTTAACCGTCCTGCGCAGCTTTCGAGCTTCGCTCGAAGCTCCAGCCACCGCTTCGCATGGCCGCAGCGCGCTGCGCTCACCATTGCACACCCGGCACCGGTCAACTCGATACGGGCCGTGTAGGTGCCGTCCTTGCGGCGACACTCTTCGCCACCGAACTCGATGATGCCGACGTGCTTGCCTTCGCGATCCAGCACACGCACGCGCCAGGTGTAGAAGCTGCCGGGGCCTGCCTGCTTGTCCAGCTCCATGCCCAGGCCGGCGAAGAAGAACGTAAACAGGTTGATCGCAATCACAAGCGCGTTTTCGGCACATGCGTCCGACCACTGCCGGACCTCTTCGGCATCGTCGCGGTCGAGGTAGCCGACTTGGCGCAGAACAGCGAACAAATCTACAGAGGCGGAAAACCAATCGATGATCACCGTGAGGGTGCCATCACTGTTCCTGAATTCACTGACTCCCCTGTTAGACGAGGGGAGTCCCGACACCGCGAGCTCACCGGCCATCAGCGGCCACCCTTGAACAACCGGACCAACCACCAGGGCGCGGTCACAAAGACAGCGAGCGCAAAGCAATAGACAGCGAGACAGAAAATCGCGATGAGGTGGTCAAGCCACGTGATCTGCGACCAGTCGAGGTTATGCACGGCGCACCTGCCGTTTTGCGTTGGCAACTAAGGCGGCGGCGCGGTAATTGGAATCCAGGGCTTGGAACACGCGCAGACGCGCATAGCGGACATAGCCCAGGCCGGCGCGCAGAAACAGGAACGCGACCAGAACAACCAGAATGGCGAGTGCGATGCGATGCGTCACGATGAAGCCCCCTCCCCTGCCCCTTGACGCGGACCCCGGAGGGGAGCCGGGGGTGCGCGGCGTTACCCAATGAGGTAACGCGAGCGCATGTAAACTCGGCGGGTCACACGATGTCAACCCTGAGGGTCACATGAGCGCTACAGACGAGCTACTTGACAAGGTGAAAGAGAGTTGCTCTCTCCCGTCAGATATGGCTTTGGCAGAAAAATTGGGCGTCAACAGGCAGATGATTTGGAAGGCTCGCCACGAGGACAAACCGCTTTCCGATGAACGAATTGCGCAACTTTGCGCGATGGCAAAGCTCGACGGCGGATCATGGATGGCACGAATTCATGCAGAGCGCGCCGCGTCCCCAGCAGAGCGCGCATTGTGGCGATCAGTGTTGGACAGGCTAAGCGCGGCCGCCGCGGTGGTCGCGCTGCTGGTCCTGGCCGTGCACACAGGAGCGCATGAGGCGCTGCTGACGGCACTCTCCCCGCTCGCCATAACCGCACCCTCTATACATTATGCGAAATGAGCGGGCTGCATCGACTTGCAACCGCCGAGTTTGACGAAGGCTGATGATTGCCGACACTGAGTAGCCCACTGGCAGCCAGAAAATGCCCCAATGTCGATAGGCCTCTGACAAATCGCCTCGTTTTCAGAGCTCTATCAGCAGCAACCTGCACCAATTCAATGACAGAATTCTATGCGGTTAGTGATATGCAATATGGCAGGCGTGACTGCTGGGCCTGATGGGCACACTCTCTTGATCTGATACAGGCGCATCCGATGCCGCTTTTGCGCCTCCCTTTGCAATATCCAGCAAAGGAAGGCGCCTCGGCAATCGCTCAACCCGCGATGGTAAAGACAGACCCCGAATCCACCCGGATCCCGGCGCCGTTGATGAAGCTGGCGCGCTCGGAGCACAGGAAGGCAACGGCCGAGGCCACTTCCTCCGCGCGGCCGCGTCGCTTCAGCACCATGCCGGGACGCTCTTCGTCCAGGAACGATTCGATCGCCTGCTCGAACGTGGTTCCGTTTTCGCTGGCGCGTTTTTGCATCATCTTGTCGGTCATCGGGGTGGCGATGAAGGCAGGCGACACCGTATTGACCAGCACGTTGTCCGGGCCGTAAGCCTTGGACAGGCCCTTGGCCAGGCTGAGGATTCCTGCCTTCGATGCGCAATAGGCCAGCTCGTCCACGTAGGGCTGCACGGCGTCTTCCGATGCGAACAGCACGATCCGGCCCCATTGCTTGCGGCGCATCGCGGGAATGGCCTGGCGACACATGCGCACCGCGCCCATCAGGTTGATGTCCAGCGTTTCGAGCCAGCCCGCATCGCTGACCTCCAGGAAATCGCCGGTTGCGCCGGTGACGCCCGCTGCGTTGATGTAGATGTCGGGGTCGCCCAGTTGTTCGCGTACCTGTGTCCAGATGGCGGTGACGTCCTGCTCGCGGGTGACGTCGCCCTCGATGGCGATGATCTGCCCCAGGCCCGACAGCTCCGCCACGGCCTGGTCGAGCGTGCCGTCGGGGAGATCGGTGATTGCCACGCGCACGCCGGCTTCGAGCAGCTGCCGCGCGGTTTCCTTGCCCATTCCCGAGTCGCCGCCACTGATGAGGGCGATCCGATTGTTGATTCCGAGATCCATGCTGAACTCCTGGTGGTAGGGATTGGTGGTGGTACGCGCGTCA